CTGCGAGGTGTGGCTGATAGGCAATACCGTCATTCGCGCTGCTCTGAACTACGAGCCACTGGGCCGCAAGCCGTACTACGTAACGGCCTACGAGACCATACCCGGCCAGATTGAGGGTAAGGGCGTGCCAGATTTGTGCCGCGACTCACAGGGCATGGTGAACTCCGCTGCTCGCTCACTCGCCAACAACATGGGTATTAGCTCAGGCCCGCAAGTCGGCGTTAACGTGTCTCGCCTCCCAGTAGGTGAGGACATTACACAGATGCACCCATGGAAAATCTGGCAGTTTACGCAGTCAGAGATTGCTGACAGCTCAGCCCCAGTGCAGTTTTTCCAGCCCACCAGCAACGCCAACGAGTTGATGGCTGTGTTTGACAAGTTCTCGTCACGCGCTGACGAAGACACGATGCTGCCTCGCTATATGTCCGGCGAAAACACACCCGGTGCTGCGCGTACCTCCTCCGGCCTGTCCATGCTGATTAGCAACGCGGGCAAGGGCATTAAGCAGGTTATTAACAACATCGACCACAACATCATCACGCCAGCCATTGAGCGCTTGTACGAAGACAACATGCGCTACTCAGAGGACGATGACCTTAAGGGCGACATTAACGTTGTAGCTCGCGGCGCGTCAGCGCTAGTAGTTAAGGAAGCCGAAGCAGTTCGCCGCAACGAATTCATGATGCTGGTACTTAATAGCCCAGTTGCCCAGCAGATTGTTGGCATGGACGGAACTGCTGAATTGTTGCGAGACGCGGCGCGTAACTTAAATGGCAACGTAGACCGAATTGTCCCTGACCGCCAGCAGATAAGCACGATACAGCAACAACAGCAAGTAATTGCGCAGTTACAACAGCAACTACAGCAGGTGGCAGGTCAGATGCAGCAGGGGGCGCAGCCCGGAATGCAACAAGGGCCAGCTCCACGCAATATGTTGCCAGATGGTTCGCAAGTAGGTGGGCGGGAAAGCAATATAATGTCACCACGTCCTAACGGTCGTTGACATTATATTTTTTCACTGGTATAAACCAAGTATGAAGATTTTTGTAGGGAATAAGCCCACCAGACAGCAAATGCAAGCGCTTCAACGCTGCAAGCTGCCGGAATCTGAAGCACTGCTGGATATGTTTCGAGTTCGACTCGAAGAAACTAAGACAGCTCTAATTTACGCTGAAGAACCAGCGCGTATTAGCAGATTACAAGGGCGGGCGGAAACCCTTTTTGATTTTCTCGAAGCGGTTGAAAAATCGTCAGAGATTTATGAGCGGCTTAAGTAACCGCATTTTTTGAAACCGTAAGCAAACCATTACGTACAGGCAGACCGAAGCAGGAGCCCTAGGCGGAGTTGGAGCTAAAAGGAACGTTCATGGCATTGCCAAAACAAGTCGAAGCACAGATGAAAGAGCTAGAGGCGCTCGAAAAGCAGTTGGAAGCTGGAAACAAGCCACTCGCGGATGACGCAGGTGACGACACCACACCGACAGAGCCAGAAGACCCGAAATCTCAGGAAGCTGCGCCAACAAAACCTGTTGAAGTAAAGCCAGCCCCAGTGGAGCCTGACACGCAGGAAGAGACATGGCAGCAACGGTACAAAACTTTGAAGGGTATGTACGACGCTGAAGTGCCTCGCTTACACGGACAGATGAAGGAACTCAAAGCCGAGATGGACGCAGTCCGCAAAGCCGCAGAGACCGAAAAAGCTGAACCCACTAAGCCCGTGCAGTTAGAGAAACTGGTTACCGATGAAGACGTCCAAGCGTTCGGTGCTGACCTTATTGAAGTTCAGCGCAAAGTTGCACGCGAAGTGGCGATGGAATTCCGTGGTGACATCGACGATCTGCGAGCTGAGAATGAGAAGTTGCGCGAGCAGCTTACCCAGACCGGCACACAAATCAGCGAGTCCTCGTTTGAGCAGCGCCTGCATCGTGCAGTGCCTGACTTCGATGCAGTTAACGCAGACCCCAAGTGGGTTGAGTGGCTGAACGAAGTAGACCCACTCTTACGCGCCCCACGAAAGACTATCGCACAACAAGCGTTCAGCCAAGGCGACGCAGAAGGTGTAGCGCATTACGTGAAGCTTTTTAAAGCAACACAAAGTGCCGCGCCCGCAGCTAACCTGAAAGCCGAAGAGCTAGAGCGTCAGATTCAACCTACGAAAGCAGCCGCCAGCGGCCAAGTAGCTAGCCAAAAAGGTCGTATTTATACGAACACGGACATCGAAAAAATGTTCGCAAAAGCAGCTAATTTGGGTGCGAGTGGCAAGCCGGAAGAGGCTCGTAAACTTGAAGCTGAAATCGATTCTGCTTTCACAGACGGTCGTGTTACCGCCTGATGCAGAGTTAACCAACCCTACTAGGAGTTTTTTAAATGGCCGCAGTATATCCTGTCCAATCCCCCTTTAATACGGATCCTTCGTATTCAGGTTCTTTCATCCCCACATTGTGGTCTGGCAAGTTACTTTCTAAGTTCTACCAGAACACCACGATGTCAGAAATCTTCAACACCGAATACGAAGGTGAACTGAAGAACCAAGGCGACACCATCCGTATTCGTTTGGCACCGTCTATCAGCATTAGCGACTACGTCGCTGGTGCAAACTTGACCTATGAAGTTCCAACGCCTATCTTCCAAGATATGCAAGTGAGCAAGGGCAAGTACTTCGGCGTGCAAGTTAACGACGTGTTGGCCTACCAGTCAGACATGAACTTGATGAACATGTTTACTGAAGACGCTGCCAAGCAGTTGAAAATCTCCATCGAGAACGAAGTGTTTTTTAACAGCTTTGTGACCGAAGGCCCTTCAGCCGCTAACGAAGGCGGTACCGCTGGTGCTATCTCTGCTGCTTACAACTTAGGCACTGATATTGCCCCAATTGACCAAGCTACCCCAGAGAACGTTCTGAAGGCTATTTTGCGCATGTCTACAGTGTTGGACGAGCAGAACGTGCCCGAAGATGGCCGCTGGTTGGTTATGAGCCCGTTTGACCGTCATCTGTTGATGCAGTCAACCTTGGCCCAAGCCTACTTCACAGGCGACGCCTCTAGCACCATCCGCACCGGCAAAGTAGGCATGATCGACCGTTTCACGGTTTACGTGTCTAACTTGTTGCCACGTGGTGCTGCTGCTAAAGCTTTGGTTGCTGGCTTGACCGACCCATCTACTGGTGGTGCTGTTACCGACGCTAAAGCCCGTCGCACCATGGTTGCTGGTACTAAGGCCGCTGTGTCTTTTGCCATGACCGTGAATAAGACTGAGCCTTTGCGCAACCAGACAGACTTCGGCGACATCGTCCGTGGTTTGGCTGTGTACGGTCGCAAGACTGTTAAGCCAGAAGCTATGGTAGTCGCTCAGGTTGGTTCAGCCAGCTAAAAACTGGGGCCCTTCGGGGCCCTTTTTGCGTTTATTCTAGGAGTTTTAAAATGAGCGGTACTCAATTTTCTCGTGCTATTGGCGGCTATGCAACCGCCACAGCAGGTACAACACAGACCCAAGCTGGTGCTACCGCACTGACTGGTGCTGTTAACGCTGTAACTACTGGTAACGCTGGTGACGGCGTTGTCTTGCCGACGGAATTATCCGCCGGTGATGTTGTTTACGTGACCAACGTGTCTGCAGCTGCGGCTGCGGTCTACCCTGCCACTGGCGGCGCTATCAACGGTGGTTCAGCAAACGCATCTGTAGTATTACGTGCTAATGCTACCGGCGTGTACGTCAGCCTAGGCGGCGGCAACTGGGGTGCTACCACCGACATCAGCTCCTAACAGCTTGATTCTAAGAGGCCCTTCGGGGCTTCTTTTACTTTGGAGATAACATGACAGTCGACGAAATTATTAAAAAATTAAACGGCACATACAACGCAAATAAAGTACGCGCTATGGTGGACGGTCAAATTACTACTGTTGCTATGTTTGTTGACAGTGAACTTACGCTTACCGACGAAGGCCGACGTGCGCTTAACCAAGCTGACTCTCAGGTTGTAGACGTTGTGGAAGTTAAGAGCGCCCGCAAAACAAAAGCCAAAGCACTAACAGACTTAGATATTGACACCACAAATATCACTACTGCTGTAGAATTGGGCGACACCCAAGCTCTGGGCAAGTGAGGTAAATAATGGCCACCGTAAAAGTTGTAGAACTTATATCCAAAGTACAGACACTGCTACAAGACACTACAAATGTGCGTTGGCCGGTCGTAGAGTTGCAGGGCTGGCTGAATGACTCGTACCGCGAAGTAGTAAACCTGCGCCCGGACGCCAATACTCAGACAGCAACGTTTACGTGCGCTGCGGGTGCCCGGCAAGTTCTGACCACTGGCATCACAAACGCCACCAGACTTGTAGAGGTTATACGCAATGTGTCCGCTACGTCAGATAAGCGCGCAGTTCGCTTGATAGACCGACGCATGCTGGACGAGCAGCGCCGCACATGGTATGACGAGGCGCAGGTTGCTACGGTTCAACACTATATGTTTGACCCACGCGTACCAAAAGAGTTTCTGGTGTACCCACCAGCGACTACTGCGGCGCAGCTTGAGTTGTCTTATGCGGCGATACCTGCGGGGCACCAGCTAACAGAAACGCAGCTCCTAAACCAAGCTACGGCAGATGTAATTTCTGTAGACGACAGCTTTGCAAACGCAATACTAGACTACATACTGTATCGTGCCTACAGCAAGGACGCCGAATACGCCGCTAACGCACAGCGCGCTGTAGCGCACTACCAAGCGTTCCAATCATCACTTGGCGTTACTGCACAAACAAACGCTGCTAGCCAGCCCGGAGCCGCGTAATGGCTAAGGTCTGGAGCGACTTTTACTCGCTGCTAGCGCCGCACGTTCCCGGGTGCCCTGATGTATCGATGGATACCCACTTGTCTGCAGCCGCAGCTGATTTTTTGGCGCGTTCACAAGTGTGGCGGGACGTAGCTGACAAAGTCTTTCTGGTACCGAACGTCAGTACGTACGACATATCTGCAGATTTTCCCATAGAGAGAATAACCGCCGCAGCAATAGACGGTAGCGACATTACGCAGGTAGACTCTCGGGAAATACCGGAAAAAAATCGTTCGGAAGTGGGTGAGCCTACAAAATTCTGGGTTGTTCAGGACACAATGATCTCTGTGTGGCCAATTCCGGACAAGCGCTACACAATGTCTTTTAGGGCAGCGCTGAAGCCAAGTCGTACGGCGCTATCTGTACCAGACTGGGTCTATGAGGTTTGGGCTGACGCGCTTGTGTCAGGCGCAATAGCCCGTTTAGCGGCTATCCCGAACAAAGAGTGGTCAGACATAAACGCTGCGAGTATGCACAAGCTGATGTTTGAGCGGGCAATTACTAGCGCTCGCGTTAGAGACCTACGCGGTGTTGAGTCGACTGTAAAAATGCGACCGTTTTACTAGAGGTAGGGTATGGCCGATAAAATTTTACTGGTGCAGGGCGATACGCGACCGCCACTTAACGTAACCCTGACGGATACCACAACCGCCGCGGCCATAAACGTTGGGGGTGCTACAGTACGGCTGAAATTTCGCGCCGTGGGTGACATGACAGTTCGCTCTACCCTTGTGGGTTCTGTGACTGATGGAGCTGCTGGGCAGGTTTCGTTCTTCTGGGCGGACGACCCCACGGCTTTAGCTGGCGACGCTGGTGACTACGAAGCGGAAATTGAGATTACATTCGCGGATACGACCGTGCAGACTGTGTATGAGCTGCTAAAGTTTAAGTTGCGACAGGAGTTCTGATGATAACCACCGCAGTGCTAAAGCCGGTGGCTTCTGCGGTGAGCAGCTTACTAGCTTCGGGCACTCAGTACTCTAGCCCACAAGTATCGGTAGAGAGTGTTTACGCAGCGGTTGTAGCAGCGCTAGATTATTCAGGTCGAACTAAGCAAATACTGAATACTGCGCTTGTTTTAGAGCATATAAACCTAGCTATAAGTAAGACGGCCTCGGACTTTATAAGCAGCGGGGATACAGTAGTCCTGAGAGCGCGTAAAAACGCGGCTGATGCTGTCAGCGTGCCGGATGTCGTAACGATAGTCAAGTTCTTCCTACGAGTCTTTGCAGATAGCGCCGAACCGGCGGACGCAGTAGGCAAGGCATTCAACAAGCTACTTTCTGCGTCTTTGTCGCAGTCTTCATTCGCGCTGCAGGACGAACAAACTTTTGCTGTTGATTTAGCCGCTGTCGATTCGCAGCCTATAGCAGACATAAACCAAAAGTCCGCCATTAAAGTCTTGGCGCATGCTGTCGGTGTTACGGAGGCTCTAAGCAGCGCAGTTGGTAAATCAGCTATCGACAGTGTTGCGCCAGTTGAGTCGGCGTACTCTGAAATAGCTAAAGCCGCTCAGGACAGCGTAGGAGCTCCGGATTCGCAGAGTTTTGCGTTTACGCAGGTACTAGAAGACTTATTTGCGCTAAACGATACGTCTACTTCAGAAGACGGCTCTACGTACGCGGCTACTAAGTACATAAATAATGTGTATGCTGCTGGAGACACCGCGGCATATAATATCAGCAAGGTTTTATTCGACGCCCAAGCTCTGGCCGAGTCTGGCAACGTCATCTCTCAGGGCTATTGTGACTTAACTTACTTTGAGTCCAACTACATCGGTGAGTACCGAGAATTTGCATAGGAGCACATCATGATTCAAGACCAAGTAACCGCCACAGGCGCAGTCAAAATCCAGATCACAGCGCCGGACGGCACCGTTAAGTCTGAAAAGACCATCAAGAACCTCGTCGTAACGGCGGGTAAAGGGTACATCGCCAGTCGCATGACTGGTACGACTACCGCTATGAGCCACATGTCTGTTGGTTCTGGCACAACCGCCGCGAACGCTGCGGATACG